GTCGAACCCAAGAACCACTGTGTAATAGTGGAATGCAACCGTGCAAGTCTAGTAACTATTGAACAAATATGATAATACAAACATCAATAACACTTTCAAAGTGCAGAAAACAACATTCTAATGGCATACCCAATGGGTTACTGTTCCCAATCTGGTATATAATCATCAGGTGACTCACCTGATTCGGATTCATAATCAAATTCTACTTCACTCTCTTCCAACATCTGAGCCATAGCTGTGTTCAGCTTAGACCCTTTCTTTGGACCAGTTTTACGAGGTTTGACACTAAGTGCACTTGTAGGCGCTTTATACTTTGCTCCTGCTTGAACTTCCTTTGGTTTTGGTAGACGAGCCTGACCAGCATGTTGGGCACTGACACGCACAGCACCGAAGAGCATATTAAGTTCTTCTTCCTGCACATCTTCCAGCTCAACTCCAATCTCCGGTACTTCAACTTCCACCAACACCTTGGAAGGTTTCAATGCAGAAAACATATCGCTAAAATCTTCACGTTCTAACAAGTACATGGCTGCTAGCATATCGTCAGTTGGCAGTTCAGGAGACGAATCCAGCAGCGCTTCAGAAATATCCTCCACATCTTCAAAATTTGCAAAGGATGTGTCAACAACCTTAGGTCGTAACTTTAACTTTAGTAGTCGATCATACTCACGCCGAAACAGTGGAGCCAGAGGTGTAAGCCAAGCACCAGCAAGCATCAGACCATATATACGTTCCATGGTCTGCACACCTGTGGTCTTTTGAGGTTGGGAACACAAAAGAAGCAGCGTATTTCTCAATATTTCCTGGGTATGGAACCCAGCCTTTTAGTTCTACATTCTTATCACCGATCTTAATAATACGTTCAATATGCTTGAATTTAACACCGAGAAACATGAAGGGATAATCCTCAATCTTTTCTTCGGTGCCAGTAAACGAATACGGGACAAGAGTGCCTACTTTGAACGACGCTGACGTCTCTTTGACTACACGTTTTTCGACATGCTTTATCAATATATCCAAGTCCTCCGCAGAGAACGATTTGGCATCCACGAAGCGTGTTGCGCCAGGTAGTATGCCAGCCTCCATCGAAGTCTTTAAAATTCCGACAATGTAACAGGAGGCGACCATATCAAATATTGTTGTGAGAGGAATCCCAGAACACAGACCCCACAGCTTACGCATGTTGTATGTACCTGTTATGTGTAAATTCGTATTAAAAGCCATATTACATAACAGTTTGAGGACACGTTTAAACAACAATGGTAAGGGTGCATTATCATGGTGAGCTGCATAACACATAGCATAAATTCCTTGCAGGATGCCACCAAAGGCTTTGGCAACATGCATATCCATCGCTGACACATCAGGAGTTAAAACGACATAAGATCCATCAGGATAGGCGATAACCCATATAGCATCATCCCCAAAACAACTTGTTTTCAAAACAACACGTTTATCAGCCATAGCTGATACTCGTGTGTCGTGAACAAGAGTTGAGATGAACTTAGTGGTACCACCATAAAACCATGAAGATTTATATGCTGACCCTGATTTATCACTTTGGATATAATTCAGCAGAGATTTTTGTACGTAATGTGCTACCCACATGAATAGGAGTTTCAGTGCGAATGGTGGAACATAATATGGGCGTACCTTATGTGTAGCAGCCTCATGAGTCATACGTTCCATCTTCCGTTTTAACATGAACAATGATTCACCCGGATTATCACGAAAATAATTACTCATCGCGGTGAGTTTATCATCATCCTTTTCTAGGATCTTAATATACTTTTCTGCAAATTTTATAGCACGAGCAGCTGTGGTGGCGTCACATTTAGCATTGCGATCAGCAATCATAAAAGGGGCACCAGCATCAGCTGTCTCTGTAAGGTCAAATACCTCACCATCTTCCCAGTCCGGACGAAGCGGGATGCTCCACACCTTTTTCTCATCACCCTCTGTGAAGGCAAATGGGAGAAGGTCTGCAGTAACTTGAAGCTCGGCAGGACGGGGTTTCAGCGTGGGCTCGACACGGGGGAGTTGCGTGATCAAGCGGTGTACAAGGCCTGACATCAGACCATTGCTGCACACGACATTATTAACATGACGCAAACATCGTTCAATAACATCGGCATCCTGATTTTTAGATTCTAATAATTCTGAGTAGTAATCCACAAGGGCATTATGACACGTGCGATCTGCTCCAACTCCCATAGACGGGTAGGAGAATTTCCACGCTTCATTAGTACCTGGGACTAATACTGCAGCAATATCAGCAAATGCTGGATGGCCATAAAGTTTATCACGAGTAGCTTTATGTGTAATATCGGGTGGAGGAACATATGGTTTGAATCGGGTCCAGTCTGGTAGTTGAGCCTTAGTTGCTATTTCCTCTTTCTTTTCAACTTTCCCAGCCAGGATTTCCTTCAATGTACGACGGTGAGCGCGAGTAGAGTGTTCGTAAGACATATCAGTAGTTTCTAGCGGCAATGAGAGGTTGTGGTGAAAAGTGTATCCGTTAGAGACGGAAACTCCTTCATTCTCCTTATGGCAAGATAGAAGTAGAGCACCCTCAATTTAACGTCGAGAGAGGACGAATGTTCCAAATTTACTGTATCTGATTAACCTTAACGTACTGAACTTTTTCTTCATCTTTCTCACGTTTATCAAGGAAATCAAGTAATGTAGACATCGTAATTGGAGGTTCAGAAGCTAGAATACGTGGAACACCTTGGTTAGCAACATCAGGACGTGTTGTAACCCACAAGTCCCACTTAAAAGTAGCCCCTGTTCCTGTAATGGTTGGGTGATTATAGACCAGTTGTGAGGGAGTTACAAACGTAGCAGTTGTAGTGGCTACGCAATCCAGGTAGGCCAATGTTGATGTACCTGCTCCAATATCCACCGGATTAATACCAAACCCTGAATTGGCTGGGAACCAGCTGATCTCCGATTCAAGTCCTGTGGAGGCAGCAGAACCTCGAGTCATAGCAGGGGAAGATCCGGCAGTAGAGAGAGCATAGTACGTAATATTTATTAACGTACCAGGAGGTAAGCCCGCAAAGCTCAGTGTATTATCATCCAACAGAGAGATCGTGTTAGCATACATAGTAGAATTGCTCCAGACGTTTGCATACCGAAACATACCATCCCCAGAAGCAATAGAACTACTCCCAGAACTAGCATGGAAAATGCCGTGAGGAAACCCCACGGGGGGTATGCGAGGTTTGGACAACTTCACTTTGTATGTCAACCATAGCTCACCGAGGGTTGTAGCGACCTGTTGACCCTGGGTGGCATATTGCAGACGACCCAAACACCGCAAGTTATCAGCAACAGATGATGTTGAAGTTGTTATGGCATTTTGCACTGTGCTCGCCGCTTGTGTCCGATAAATAGACGAGAGATAACGCGAGTTTACTGTATCACGCTTAGGATTACATTCAACAGGATGAATCTGGTGTTCGCTCGGTTTACCAGATGTTGTGAACATATACTCCGTCATCTCTTGTTTGGACAGAAATGGGTTGCGACTAACGTCGTATTCGGTGGAGATCGTGATTGAACCTAGGGTGTTATTGGTACTAGCAATAGCGTCACCACTAAGTGGCACGTAGCAAGCCAGTAAGCCCATAAATTCATATTGGTCGTAACCCATAGCTTCAATGGATAACCAAGGGAATGCGACAGGATTACTAGGACACAGATCTAGAGTATACGCCACAAAGTCTGTACTACCAACAATATCGCGTACGTACTCACGATGAGTGATAATAACACTACCGTCAGCACCGTACTCAAATTGCGGTACATCAGCCGATGAACGAGTAAACGAGTTCTGGTTTAACTTGTAATCACCAAGTCCAGTCACCTTGGCTAGCCACGACCCGGCGTCACGACCAACTTCTTTGAGCCCCACTATTGAGCCCAGTGTTGAACCAACACTTTCAAGCACAGCTTTGCCGACAGATTTCGGTTTAGGTGGTGTGCGACCTTTCTTTTTAGGATGTTGTTTTGCTTGCTTAGACATTGTAATGTGAGTAAGGGGAAATTGTTAGTGCATGAGAGTGCACCTCCCGTATGTGCACTCCCTGCGAAGCTACCACATACAGTAATTGGAACTAACATAAAAACCATCTTCCATTGTTCATGTGCTACACTACACACTTCGGGTGGGCACCCCAAGGTCTTATGTTATTAGGAACACACTTTTGCCCTGTGTGTCCCCTGTGTTTCTAATACCGCACCTGTAGTGCAGGTGGTTTTAAATGCTAGTGACTACATAGTCACACATCGCATCAACCTACTGGAATTACGGATTGAGGTTGTGGCCCACTAGCATCTAGTACCACCACATACCACAACCAACCAGAAAG